TAATCAATTAGAACTCCATTTATATAATAGGCTAATTATATATGTTCATAATTTAGGTTATGAATTCCAATTTATGAGGAAATTTTTTGAATGGGAAAGTGTTTTTTCAACAGAAGAAAGAAAGCCGATAAAAGCAGTAATAAAACAAGGTATAGAATTTAGAGATAGTTATATATTAAGCGGGTACTCATTGGCTAATGTGGCTAAAAATTTAACTAAACATAAAATTAAGAAGTTAGTAGGTGATTTAGATTATTCACTAATAAGAAATAGTAAAACTATTTTATCAGATGAGGAACTAGCATATTGTAAGAATGATATTCTAATTGTTTTATATTATATCAATGAGCAAATAGAAATATATGATAATAATATTACTAAAATTCCTTTAACTAATACTGGTAGAGTGAGAAAATTCGTAAAAGATAAATGTTACTTTACAAACAAAAATCATAATAAAAGCAGTAAAGGGAAATACAACAGATATAGAGAATTAATGAAAGAATTAACATTAACATTAGATGAGTATTTAATGCTAAAACGGTGTTTTATGGGCGGGTTTACTCATGCTAGTTTAAAATATGTGGGTGAAACATTAGAAGATGTTACAAGTTTAGATTTTACAAGTAGTTACCCTAGTGTTATGTTAGCAGAGAAATTTCCAATGAGTAAACCTGTAAAAGTTGATTTAAGAAAAGAAAATTTTAATGATTTATTAAAAAATGATGATGTAGGGTTAATGTTTGATATTAAAATTAAAGGGTTACATTCTAAACTAACATATGAAAGTTATTTAAGTGAAAGTAAATGTTTTAGTCAAAAAAATGCAATAGTTAACAATGGTAGGATATACCAAGCAGAAGAAATTATAACAACTATTACCGACATAGATTATAGAATATTAAAACAATGTTATTCATGGGATAGTGTAGAAGTTGCTAATTGCTATAAGTTTTATATGCAGTATTTACCTAAACCTATCATAGAAAGCATATTAGAACTATATCAGAATAAAACAACTTTAAAAGGAGTTGAAGGTTATGAAGTAGAATATTTACTATCTAAAGGTATGTTAAATAGTGTTTATGGAATGGCAGTTACCGACATAGTAAGGGAATTAATAGAATATAATGAAGAATGGAACATTACTAAACCTAGTGATGAGGAAATTGAAAAACAGATAGAAACATATAATAATAGTCCGAATCGGTTCTTATATTATCCGTGGGGTGTATGGGTTACAGCATATGCAAGGCGTAACTTATGGAGTGGTATTTTAAACATTGGTGAAGATTATGTATATAGTGATACTGATAGTATTAAATTATTAAACTATGAAAAACATATTCCATATATTGAATGGTATAATAAAAATTTAGTTGAGAAGTTAAAAAAGATGTGTGATTTTAGAAAGATTGATTTTAAACTAATGAAACCTAAAACTAAAGAAGGTGTTGAAAAAATGATTGGGGTATGGGATTATGATGGACACTATACGCATTTTAAAACATTAGGTGCAAAAAGATATTTAGTTAGATATGATAATGGAGAATTAGCTTTAACAGTTGCAGGTTTATCTAAAAAGAACGGTATTGAATATATGAAAAGGGTATGTAATAATGATTATAAGAAAGTATTTGATATGTTTAATGATAACCTTTATATACCTGCTAATGAAACAGGTAAAAATACTCATACTTATATTGATGAGGAAATGAAAATACAATCAATAGATTATCAAGGTAATGTTGAAGATATTTTTATTCCTTCATGTATTCATTTAGGTAAATGTGAGTTTACTCTATCAATTAGTAAACAATATGCTAAATTTTTAAAGGATTTTAAAGAAGGTTATTTATTTAAAAGTAGAAAGGGTGTTTAATTATGGCTAGAAAACAAAAATATTATAGTTTAGATAATATTTTAAAAAAGAATTGTGTTTATAATGTTATATTTGGCGAACGGTCCAACGGTAAAACTTATGCAGTTTTAAAATATGGTATTGAACAATATTTTAAAAATGGCGGACAAATAGCAATTATAAGAAGATGGAAAGAAGATATTACAGGTAAAAGAGCAAGTGATATGTTTAGTGCCTTAAATTATAATGGAGAAGTGAAAAAAGTAAGTAATGGAGAATATGAAGGTATTACTTATTATGCTGGTAAATTCTATGTTTGTAAATATGATGATAAAGGAAAACCTTTATATTCTGATAGTGATTGTATAGGCTATGTATTTGCTTTATCAGATACAGAACATAATAAAAGTATATCATATCCTAGAGTTACTACTATATTATTTGATGAGTTCCTAACTAAATTTACCTATTTACAAGATGAGTTCGTATTATTTATGAATACAATTAGTACAATAATAAGACAAAGAACTAATGTAAAAATCTTTATGTTGGGCAATACAGTTAATAAATATTGTCCATATTTTGCAGAAATGGGTTTAACGCATATTGATAAAATGAAACAAGGTAGTATAGATGTTTATACTTATGGAACAAGTGAATTGACGGTGGCAGTTGAATATTGTGAAAGTATGAAAGGCAGTAAAGAAAATAACTACTATTTTGCTTTTAACAATCCTAAATTAAACATGATTACAAGCGGTGCATGGGAATTAAATATTTACCCTCATTTACCAGTAAAATATAAACCTAAAGATGTTTTATTTAGATATTTTATAATATTTAATGGTAAAATATATCAATGTAATATTATAGAAGTTGATGGTGAAATGTTTACCTATATCCATACTAAAACAACAGATATACAGGATGATGATAATGATTTAATATATAGCCTTGAATATTCTCATAAATTAAATTATAATAGAAATATATATAAACCGATAAATGGTTTACAGAAAAAATTATTATGGTTCTTTATTAATGACAAAGTATTTTACCAGAATAATGAAGTAGGAGACTCTATTAATAATTACTTAAAAATATGTAAAAATTTATAAAGGGGGAGATTTAAAATGAGTGTGGAAACAATCATTCAACTAATTAACGGAGTAGGCTTTCCTATTGCAGTATCAATAGTATTATTCTATCAGAATGAAAAACAAAGTGAAAGATATAATAAACAAATGAAGGAACTAACTAAAGTAATTGAAAATAATACATTAACATTAAAAGAATTATGTTTAAGACTTGAAAATAGTGAAAGACTTGAAAATGGTGAGAGGAGTGCGAAAAATGGCTAAAGTAGATAAATATTTTATAGGTAGTAAAACAAGGGATTTTGAGTATACAGATAAAGAAACTAATATTAAAAATACTATTGCCTATATGCTTAATCGTACTAATGCTATGTTTAAATATAATAATTTACCAGAAACAATACCCTCTAAAGAACTTGAATTATTATTACAAACAAATGGATTTGCTATATTCCTAAAAATTAATAATGATTATTATGTTGTAAATGGTGGTTTAGGTGGAGAACCCGATGTATATAATAGACCAACTAAAGCAACTATTTCTATACCAGCATTGAACTATAATAATACATTAGATATTAATAAAGATTGTGTTATTATTAGTAATGATAGTTGTAATGTTGGACTTTTACCATTATTCCAAAAATATGCTTTTATACTAAATGAAAATATGATAACAATGATATTAGCTAATGTTAATAAAAGATATACAACTTTAATTAGTGCTAATGATGATAATACCTTTAGAAGTGCAGAATTATTTTTAAAAAATATATTTGACGGTAAACAAGGAGTAATAGCTGAAAACAAATTATTTGATGGTTTAAAAGTCAATCCTAATACAGATTATAGAGGAACATTAAGAGATTTAATTGAATTTGAGCAATATATAAAAGCTAGTTTTTATAATGAAATTGGTTTAAGTGCTAACTATAACATGAAAAAAGAAAGAGTTACTAAAGAAGAATTCACAACTAATTCAGATAGTTTATATCCATTAGTTGATGATATGTTAAATAGTAGAAGAAAAGCATTAGAAGAAATAAACCGATTATTTGATTTAGATATAACAGTTGATTTTAATAGTAGTTGGAATATTAGAAATCTAGAAAATAATAGTTTTATTAGTGGACTTAATCAAGATAAAGATACTAATATTGAAGATGGTCCAGAATATGAACTGGAAGATGGGCCAGAAAATGAACCGAAAGATGGACCAGAAGATGGACCAGAAGATGGACCAGAAAATGAAGAAGATGATAAAAAGAAGGTGATTTAATGAATATATGGGTAGTAAAAAATAATATGTATCAATCCTATTCTTCATGTGGTTCATTAGAAAGTGATTTAAGTCAATTAATAGACATTTTAAATAGTGTTGAAGTTGATAATGCTTATATTGTAAGTGAATATATTTCCGTTATTGATTATACTTTAAGTACGGTAAAAAGAGATTTAGAAATAATGTTACAGGTAAATGAAGTTGAACTTCATATTTTCTTTAGTGAATTTAATAGTAAAACTAGTGAAATGATTTATGAATTAGACGCATTATCTAGTGAATTAAATAGTCTATCATTAATGGCTGATGAACTATATATGCAATATACACTATATAAATTAGATGAAAGTTTAGAGGAAGGTTATGAGTTTTTTCCTCCAGAATATTATTTAAGTGCAGATTGTTTAAGAGATTTTATACCTATTATAGTTAGTGTGAAGAATGAATTAGAAATATTTAAAATGATGATTGACACTAATAATAATAAATTAAGGGTGGGGGTGAGAAGGTGAAAGTAAAAAATGATGATTGACACTAATAAATTAAGGGCAGGAGGTGAGAAGGTGAAAGTAAAAGAATGTTTAACTAATCTATTTCAAACTATGGATGAACTACAACCCGACCAAGATATATTTAATTTTGTGGATAGTGAATTACTAGATAAATACTATATTAATATGTATGGTGAAAGAGAAGTTACTAAAATAGTCGAAAACCTAGAAATTACCGAACTTGCTAGTATTTTAAATAATCAATTTATACATAAATGGAATAACATTATATTAAATTATTTGGATAGTGAAAATCTATTAACAAATTATAAGGAAACTATTAAAGAACTAACAACTAATAATATGACAACTGATAATACTAGAACTAATACTAATAAAGTAAGTGCTTATAATGATGATGATTTTATTAATAGTGATGAGAGTATATCAGTTGAAAACATAGTAACAGGTAATGAAGGGAACAAAGAAATTATAAGAACTAAAATAAAAGAAGTTGACTTCTATGATAAAGTTAACAAATATTTGACAAAATTTGATATTTATAATATAATGATAACAGATGTTAATAAAATTGTCACTTTAAATATTTTTAATTGAAAGGGGTTATAAATATGAAAGTTGAACAAATTTATTCATTAGTGAATGATATTACAGGTGAATTGCTGGGAAAAACAGATTTACTACAAGAAGATTTATCTAATGTTGTAGATGTAGGAACTGAATTATTTGATAATGTGAGTGTTGACAACTATGTAAAAACATTAGTAAATAAAATAGGTAAAACTATTTTTGTTAACCGACCATATAAGGGAAGTGTTCCTAGTGTTCTAATGGATAGTTGGGAATTTGGAAGTGTATTAGAAAAAATACAAGCTGATATTCCGCAGGCAACAGAAAATGAAAGCTGGGATTTAGTAGATGGTGCAACTTATAATCAAGATATATTTTATAAACCTTCTATAAGTGTTAAATTCTTTAATAAGAGAGTTACTTTTGAAGTGCCTATGAGTTTTACAGAATTACAGGTTAAAGAAAGTTTTACAAGTGCTAATCAATTAAATGGATTTTTGTCAATGCTTTATAATGCAGTTGAAAATAGTATGACTATTAAAATAGATAGTCTAATTATGAGGACCATTAATAATATGATTGCTGAAACGGTTTACCATGATATTCCATTAAATGATGGAGAATCTTATGCAGATAAAACTGGAATTAAAGCAGTAAACCTGCTGAAACAGTATAATGATTTAACTGGTAGTAATTTAACTCCAGATAAAGCATTATCAAATGAAGGTTTTATAAAATATGCAACCTATACTATTAATCTTTATGCTGATAGATTAACTAAAATTTCAACTCTATTTAATGTTGGAGGTAAAGAAAGATTTACTCCTAAAGATAAATTAAATATTGTTATGCTATCAGATTTTAAAGCTAGTGCAGATATATATTTACAGGCTAATACATTTAATAAAGAATTAGTTGAATTGCCTAAAGCTGATACTATTCCATACTGGCAAGGTAGTGGACAGAATTATTCATTAAAAGATATTTCAACTATTAATGTTAAACTAACTAAAGAAGGTAACAAAAATAGAATAGTTAATATTAGTGGTATTTTAGCAGTAATGTTTGATAGGGAGGCATTAGGTGTTACCAATTTAGATAGAAGGGTGACAACTAACTATAATGCTAAAGCAGAATTTTTTAATAACTATTTCAAATTTGACGCAGGTTACTTTAATGACTTAAACGAAAACTTTGTAGTATTCTTCATGGGATATGAAAATGAAGAAGAAGAAGAAGCTGAATAATAAATAAATTGAAAAATAGGGTAGTGGTGATATAATAATCACTACTACCCTATTTTAATATAGGAGGGTTATTAATGATTGTCAAGGCTTATAATACTGAAAGTAGTGTAAATACTATAAACAAGGTGATTGATTTTGTTGCTGATATAGATGTTAAATTTAAAGACGAAGTTAATATTTACAATCCTATAATAATACTAAAATATGATGATTTAATAGATTTTAACTATATCTATATTGATAAATTTAAAAGATATTATTTTATTGAAACGGTTGAAGTATTTCCTAATAAAATATATCATTTAACTTTAAAATGTGATGTTCTAATGAGTTTTAAAGATGATATATTAAATTCATATGGCAATATTACAAGACAAACAAATTATAATGATTTTTATAATTTTGAATATTCAAGTGAAGTAAGAAAAGAAAGTAATATATATAATTCAAATGTTGTTTTTGAAGATACTAAAACAATTATTTTGTGTACCATAGGAGGTGTTTAATAATGGCGGGAAGGGTGTATATAACAGGAAATATTGTTAATGCAACTTGTAATTATTCAGATGGTGATGTTGTAGAACTAGGTAAAAATATTATTATACGTGCTAATGCTGGCTATACCTTTAAGGGTAGATATTACTTTAGAATGGGTTGGTGCAGTTATGAAATTGATTAT